TTTTGTCCTGGTTGTTTAGCACAAGGTTTTCCATCATACTTACCACCTGCCTGAACCCATCCACCACCTTTGAACCAGTCACGAAGTGAATAGTCCTTGTCTTTGGCAGACTTACCATCACGCTTACTTTCGGTGACAGTTCCTTCCAAACACTGGCAAGGATCTTCATTACAAATAGGACATGCTTGTTCCATATAAGATGATGCAGCATCCGTATCGTGTTCGGCATTTGTAATCTTTGCCTGAACCCAAGCTGGTAAGTTATCCTTGTCAGTCTTTTTAGCAAGAACTTTTGCAAGTTTTTTTAGATTGTCTGCGGATTTTTCTACCTGCTTTTTAGCCATTGATACTTCATGATCACCCTTCTCATAATTCTTTGCTTCTTCCACTTTCTTCCTTCCTTGACAGTGTGCTCTTTGTGAAAAACCTTTTGGATTCTTACAGTCGATAGACTTCTTGTATTTTTCAGACCATCCCTCACTCACTGCTCCACCATTTCCATTACCACCATTACCGTTTCCATTACCATTCTTTGTGGTATCAGTAGATTCTTCTCCACCTTCTTTTTCTTCATGCTCACTATCCTTCATCAAACGACCTGATCCCATAACATGGTGACCAGCAGGTATCTTCTTACACTTCTTTGAAGTGAAGCAGTAGTAGTAACCCTTCTTGCAGGATTTTTTCATTATTACTATTCAGTCTTATTATTATTTAGAAAACCTTGCTTAAGTAATTTTTGAAGTTCTGTTGTAGACCCAACAAATACGGCATTATTAGTGACTGTATTTGGTCCTTTGTTGACAACTTCTTCCTCAACATCCTTTAATTTCTTCTGCAAGTCGATCAACTTATCTGTGGTATCTGCTACACTCTTAATCAACTGACCAGCAACTTCATATGCTCTGGGACTACCACCTTCTCCAGCGAGTTCCATAATACCGTTGATTGCTTCTTGACCCTTTTCAATCAACGAATATAAGTTTGCTCTTGTATATTCATAATCTTTTGAAATATCAGTCTTTTGCTCAGGTTTCTGAATACTCTTAGGAGTATCATCATTTTTGACAATACTACTCTCTACATTTAGAGCTTCGTCGATAGAATTGAATTCTGACATGATTTATCAAATATCAGTTTGTAGTGTGGGACTGTATTCTTGTGAATCACCAAGGAATGTCCAATCTTCATCGAATTCGAAAGTATCCCCAGGTTCAGCATCGATTGGATCTGGAACCACAGTATATCTCATTTCTCTCTTAGCGGTAGCTGTATTTGTATCAGCGTAGTTATCAACAATAACCTTGCGAATGAGACCCTCTGGATTATCTGCAACAGGACCAAACAAATATGTCTTTGCAGTAAATCTTAAAGTATATATTAAAGATCTTCTACTTGTAAAATCTCCCTCATAATCATCTTGGAAATCAACACTGTTTAATGTAATTGGTATATCTCTTTTTTCTCCAATAGAATCTATCAAATTGATAGTGATATTCAGAGATGGTTGAAAGTTAGGTAAAATCTGCTCCACAATTTGCAAAGCGTCATCATTCAGTTTTGATAAAATGCTCAGTTCAAAACCAATATTATATGGCACTGGCATGTAGACTTTTTTAACATTCCCTTCACTATCACATTCTTTGAAGGTTTGTGTTATACCAGTTTTTCTAGTTGGATCATACTCCAAAGAAACCATTTCAAATGCCATACGTGGCAAATTAATAGCAACTGCTTTGGTTAATTTTGACTGCTCTTCAATCTTCGCTAAGTACTTTTGTTTTGGACCATATGACAAACCAACCTTAATCTCCTCAAGTATTGATCCGTCTTTTTTCTTGTGCTTTATATAAATTTCATTAAATAAGGTTCCAAAACCAATAATAGTCTTTCTTATAATTTCGTGATAAAAATAAGTACCTAACATTAATATTCTCCAAATGGGTTAGATTCTGTAAAGTCTAAAATACCGTCAGCTTGAGATTCAATATATTCGTTAGAATCGTATGAGTAATTATATGTATCAGAATCATAAGATTCTACTATATATCTTGCTGAAGAGGAGGAACCAACAATAACCTCTCCATTATAGAATTTTCCATTGTTTATAGAAATTCTCAAAGATGTAACAGCAGGAATACCAGGAGTTGCTGAAACTACAGTTCTGAAGTCCTTAACAACAGCTATGGTTCCTGAGGTTTGACCTGTAATAGATTCATTATATATAAATGTTCCAATACCTGTTGGTGCAAGAGATTCGATTGTAACCGTGGGTGCTTCTGTATAACCAAAACCAGCATTTGTTAATCTTATTTGACTTACTTCTCCACCAGAAATCAGAGCAACAGCAGTTGCTGTTTGACCTATTGAAGGTCCCGTAAGTGTTACTGTTGGGACATCATAATATCCATCACCTACTTCCGTTAATGTGAAACCAGATATTCCATTGTCAACAATAACAGCAGTAGCGGCTGCTCCTACACCACCTCCACCAGAGAATGAAATTGTAGGTGGATTTGTTGCTGTATAACCAGTTCCTGGATTTGTTATTTGAATTTCTTTAACAGATTTTACTCCACCAATAGAGGTTGTAATAGCAACAGCTGTTGCTCTGACTCCAGAAATTGGACTCGATACAGTTACTACTGGTGTTGATGTATATCCAGAACCATCATTTGTTAGTACAATCCGACCAACCATTCCCAAATCACCGACCGATGCAGTTGCTGTTGCTGATGTTGCAGTTCCAACAAGAGTTAAGGTTGTAATATAACCTTCATCTTCTACAGTATTATCAACTTCATCGACAGCAGTGTCAATAAGTTCATTTTCATACTCATAAAGTTCACAACTCAAGTCATAAGTATAACTAGATCCTAATTGATAAAAAGGTTTTTCAGATTCAACTCTCTTAATCTCAAAAAGTCTCTCACCAAGTGGGAAATATATCAAATCACCTTCTTTTGGTCTTGTAATCAAATCTGCGAAGTCATAATCAGTAATTCTTCCTTCTCTAATACCTGATGAAATACCTTCCAAGAATGGAGCGATAAATTCTTCAAACCTTTCTCTGGAAATAGTTAAACTGACTTCATTAGTAAGTTTTAATCCAAACTTACTCATGATGTCTACACCAGGATTGTATCCATCATAATTGTTTATATACGCTTCAATTAAGAATGTATCGTCAAACTTGGATGATTGAATCTCTCTTATAACAAGATCGGACTTTAAAATTTTTCTTGGAAGATAATATACTTCTACACCATAGATTTTTATCTGCTCATTAATAAGATCCTGAACAAGAAATTGTTCATTCGTAGAACCTTGAAGAAAGAAGGGATTTAGTGTCATAATTATCCAATGAAGTCGTATGGTGGAAGTTCATATTCCATAGCCATTTTTTGTTTAATTTCTTGCAACTCCCTTTCTCCATCCTCATACAATTGTCTACCATTTAATTCAATTCCACCTGGAAGTTTTACACCTTGGAATTTTATTAAATTCTGACCCCATTGTCTTTTGATTAGCGCAGTCAAATATAGTTTGACAAAACTGTCATTATATATCTTAGAAAAATCAGCAGGATCTAAGGCTCTATAACAATCAAGAACTAAGAAGTCACCTGCGGTCTGTGCTTTCCAATCAATATCCAAATAAAGTCTGTTCTGACGTTTATTAAATCTTATCTGTTTATCAGTAGTTAATAAGAAATCAATATCTTCAAGATATGATTTTGTCATAGCATATTGCAACAACTCGACGGAGTTGAAGTAATATAAATCATTCAAAAATAATTGATACTTAATGCTAAACATTCCTCCCGAAATAGCACTAGTATCAAATCTGAATATTTTTTCAACACCAATTACGGAGTCTGGAACCTGAATATAATTGGAGTTTTCGTAAAAACTAAACGTAGTTGCTGAACCAACAATTGTGGATGATGCTGTAGTGGTTGTTATTCCAACCCCAGTTTTTCCATTTGTAATAGTCGAACCAGAACTAGAAGCTCCTCTACCTCTATCAATATCATCTTGGGATATCTCATATTTTAAATACATTCTCTCGACACCATCATAGTGTCTTTCATTGAAATATTGAATAGTGTCATCAACTAAATCATCAATCTGCTCATCAGCAACGTTAATTTCTAATACTGGAGCACCTAATCTCCTCAGACAATAGTCAATTAATTCTTGTTTTGTAGTTGGTTTTGCCATTAGAATTCTCCTCCATCAATTACAGATGTCCATGTTGGAATTCCAACAGCATTTGTTGTTAAAACAAAATAAGACTCTGTTAATGCATTTTCTGTGCTAGCAGCACCAATTAATTTACCAGTGTTATCGAAATATGCAATCCCGTTTGGTCCATCATAATCCCCAGAATCATAATATAATCCTTCAGTTACTGATGCAAAACCAGTAATTCTTAAATCACCAGTTAAAGTAATATCACTATCAAAAGTTGCTGTATCGGAAACATATAAATTGGTGGAAGTTACAAGACCAGAGAATTTGCCATCTCTCCATCTCTGGGTTGTAATACCAAGATCATATGTATTATCAGCATTAGGAACCAGATTAGATACAAATTCACCCGTAACATTAATGTTATCTGTATTTGCATCACCAATTCCAATTGTTCCACCTCTAAAGGTGGCATTACCTATAAATTCTGATGTACCTTCAACCTTTAAAGAACTACCAATAAAGGTATCATTACCAACGTATAAATCTCCACCAGTAGTGGTTATACCACCGGCAGAGGCAAGAGTAGTAACACCTACAGATTTAAAACTCGAATTTACTACTAATTCATTTAAAATATCAACAGCAGCATTAACATCAAGATCGGATGCAAAAGTTGAAAATCCAACTACCGATAATCCTGCGCCAACATTAAGATTTTTGCCAATCCCTGCTCCACCTGTTACAATTAATGCACCATTGGTAGGTGCATTGGAGTCAGTGGTATTGCTAAAAGTTACTATTCCAGATACATTGAGAGTAGAAGAATCAATAGTATCTGTTAGATAAAAAGATTCAGTAACAAGATCCCATACTAAAATCATTCCATCCCTAGTTTTTAGGGTAGAATTTACGTCAGATAAGTTGAGTAGTCGTGTAGGTGGTGCTGAGGCGTTGGATAGAACACGTATTACATTCTGTGAGCCAATCCTATCGTTAATACTTGGCATTACCTGGTTACCCCTGCTCTTACTAATGCTGCTCCTTCCACAGCTTTATATTCTCTACCAGAATTTGTTATTTTCACATCAAAAACGTATCTACCTGGTTTCAAACTAACAGATTGAGTTCCAGTCAAAGATATGGAAATAATTCCTTGCTCTGGACTAGTAACAGTAGAAGCAAAAGATACTGCCGTAGAAGATCCATAATGTTTTCTCAATTGGGCTTCAGTTGAAGCATCGGTCAATATCAAAGGCGAGTTTGTTCTCGTATCCTCCAATTGGAAAGATGTATCAAAATCATATCCCGCTTCAATTACTATGTTGGATACATAAACTGCCATTATTTGAAACGATTAGTATTCCTTTAGATATTTATATTCTTAGTATCTACCTATCTTTATTTATCAGACGCATTAACAAAGATTTTATCTCTGTAATATCACTTTTTATCTGCTCAATTTCTTCTCTCTGCTTCTTTTTTTCAATCTTCATTTTCATGTATTGATTATATTGATTGGTATCAGTATTAATAATTGCACCTGATTCTTCACGAAACAGGTGCTCGTGGTCTTCAACTCTTATCATGCTAATGCAATCACTCTAAGGTCTTTATATCTTGGAGCGTATGCCTCATTTGTACCGCTAGAAACAATTTTGATTCTAAAACCAGTAAATTGTTCCAATTCATCAGCACTAAATTGATACTCTAAGAACTCACCATCTTTACTTGCTGGTACAAACGCATCTGGTCTACCACTATTTTTAGTGGAATCTATTACCTTATCACCAAACCCATCACCATCAGTATCAGTAAGATTATCGTATCCTGGGAATAATTCGAAGGATTGTTCAATACCAGAAGAATCAACTCTAAACAATTCATAAAGAACTCTAAAGTCCGCTGAGGAATGTCTATATGCGGAAAGAATAACTTTCAGCGACGTTGCTGGTTGTTTTAGATTAACTCTTCTAGAAACATAAACCGCTTCATGAGGATCTGCATCAATTGAGTTTGCACCACTCTGAGATGTATAATCACTTACTGGTGAATTGAGTCTATCGCGTACAAAAGTAATATTTGCAGTCGAAGTATCAATAACTGGAGATAAT